ATGTTGTCCGGGTTGCAGATGATATCGAATCCACCCTCTACCTTGATTCCACTGATATCCATACGGTCAGTGGTCCGCGCTCCCGTCAGTGCGTCCGACTCCATGTACATCGGCATGTACTGGAGAGACTCACTCGTGAACTCCACTTGCAGAGTAGGGGCAACCGCAGTACTCCAATTAGCCTGTGCCCCGACCTGCATTGTTGCGTTGTTTCCCGCAATCACACCCATTCTGGTCTCCTTAGTTTGGGATCTCTTTGTAAACTCTGAATCGCAACGTAGCCACCCCGATACCGAGGTCTGGATCTGTCGGGTAGTACGTGATGGTCATCCCCCTCGGGTCAACGTCAAACGACGACTCCCCGAGCGTATTGTAATCACGTAGCTCCTGCCGGACCGCCTCCGCGTATCTCAATAGCTTCGTTCTCTGATCTGACTTATCCTTGATGGCTACCAGCGCCACGAACTGCATGTGCGCAGCGTCGTACCCTGAAGCGAGATACTCAACCTCGAGGTTCTCAACGTAGAGTTGAATCCTCGGATACTTGCTCGCTCCATACGGGTCTTGGTCTGATATCTCAATCTCCCTGATTGCGTTCAGGGTGATACCATCGTCCTTCGCGGTATTGATCTCGGTCACGTAGTTTGCGATGTTCGTATCCACGAACGAGCGCACGTTATTCACCAGATCCTCTATCGTGCTGTCATAGCTCATGTGAATCCATACTCCCGCTTCTTCTGATTGAACAGCCCGCGAGCTACATCGTCAGAAGTGCCATCCCTGAAGAATGTCTCTATGCTCGGTCTGACATACGGCCGCGCCGGGATCTCTACCTGCTTAACGAAAATGTCTCTTCCATCCCGGCCGGGGAACTTGAGGAACTGACCGTTCTTCGGCTTGATAGTCCCGCCGAACTCATGTATCCGAGCATAGACAACATTGGACCCGGCCCCGAACTCGAGGAGGTCATTGCCCCGGACTTTGCCAAAGATAGAACCCCTAAGCCGGCCGGATATCACGTTCAGCACGTCACCCGCCCGCTCCTGAGACATGCCCACCAGCTTCGAGCTAAACCGCTGGAGTAGGAGCCGAGTGAACCCCGGCGTGTCCCGCTCCCACCGCCGCATGTTGTCGGCGAGTTCTCTGTTGTCAAGCTCTACGCGATACTCAACCACGGCGCTCGTATCTCCTCAGTACGTCCCTCACCGTGTGCGGCATCGTATCGAGGTAGGTGTACGAGACATCTCCACGACTCAAGGTATTCACGTCGAACCGGCCTTCTTGCTTCCTCTTGTAGAGAACCCCAAGCCACTCGAGCGCCGCGAGCCTCAAGTCATACGGTACAGAATCTTGAGCATACCCCGCGTTATAGACTACCTTTACAGGCTCATCCTTGTGGAGCTCGCGCCCCACATGCACCAGCCGCCCCATGTCCGAGTCAATCCACAGGTTCGCCGCCGCTTGCTTCGTGTCAGCATCGAAGATCCTGTCTTCATCGATGTAGACCTCAATCTCACTCGTGGTCGAGTTGACCGGGTAGCTACGAAGGTAGAGGGTATCGGTCCCGTCACCCTGGTAGTACTCGGTCAGGTCCGCGGCTATCAGCGTCCTTCCCGTTACCGTGTCGAACAGCTTGGACACCACGTTCATCAGGTACCCGATGATAGCGTCATCGTCGGTGTCGTCTATGTCGAGATAGCTCTTGGAGTCATCCAGGCTTACGAGGAAGTATTCGCTTTCATAGGTCATTTCACAAACTCCTGCTCGCTACCACGGGCCACTCGCCGGCCTCGATAGCCGGACCACACGCGACCTCAAGAACACTCTTCGGGTCTCGCTCTCGAATCAACTCACGCGCCCGCACTCGAGATGGAGCGCCGGGGCCACCGAGCCATCCAACGAACTCATCCATGCGGTGCGGTAGATTCTTCTCCCACCAGTTCATAGAGGCCTCTCCGTCTCGTCGTAGGCCATCCCGACATAGCGTGGGTTCCCCCGGTGAAACGGAATAGGATTGTCTCGGTAATGGTGGACGTAGGTATTAGGCTTCATCCTCGGCCACATAACGTCACAAAGGAAGTCTTCATCTGCGCCCCACGCTTCATTGTCGGCGCTCCCGAACCTCGTAAGCTCCTCTTCCATGTTGATGTCCGTATCGTACCCGCCCCACATCGCGCCCTGTACCGGCCTCACATGAGCACGATCGTCGCTCATCGTGTGCCACATCTTACCGCTCTCAATCCAGATGTTCACCGCTACAAGCTCGCGCTCGGATATCCTACAATCAGTGTCCCTCACGACCCACCGCTTTGCAATGTCATTCACGAGGAACCGTGCGAACACGGGCGCAAACTGATCGGCCTCGATTAGCCGAACGCCGCGGCCCTTGAGTTCGTCAAGTACCCCCTGCGGGACCGTGCCGTCATGGTAGACAACCACCTTCCAATCCGGGTACCACACCTCCGCAAGGTCGAGGTTCTTGAACAGCCCGACCGTGTACTTTGGTATGTCGTTGAACAAACAGAACGAGACCGCCTTCTCCAAATCTCTCACCTGCCCACCTCCGGCATTATCAAAGCGCTCCCCTCTCCAATCGGGAAGTTCACACACCGATGCCCAGTGTGTTGTATGTAGTCCTGTATCGCTCTCCACGCCTGAACAAAGCCAGGGTTGCGCGTCATCGTGTCGTGCGCCGTTATCGCCCACCGGCCATTCATGCGGGCGCCGTAGTTCATCAGGTCGGCAAGCGCGTGATCGTAGTGGTGATCAGCGTCAACGTGCAGGTAGTTGATATCGCTCACCTGGCCAACCACGTCATCGGTCAATCCCTTGATCAGCTCCACCTCTGGATACTGTTCAAAGAACCACGTTGACCATGCTGGGCTCTCCCCCGATGTCCCGCCATCACCTGCATCAATCAGGGTGACGCCTACTTTCGCTATCCTTCCAAGCGCCACAAGATCCCGCTGCGCCTCTGCCATCATCGCTGGAACGAACCCGCCACCAGACCCGAGGCATACACACCGTCTTGCCTCGAGCAAGTACGGCACCGAGTAATACAGCATCCCGGCGCCAAGGTAAGAACCGCCTGCCCCGTGGCTCTCGAACCACTTGCAGTTGCCGTTTATCTCACGCGCTCTCTCTGCGGTCATTCTCCCTCCACGCCTCATAGTGCGGGGTCACCTTCTCAAGGAACTCCTTCGCACTCCGCTCCCATGTAATCCCTCTGACTATCTCCCCTGCCCGGTAGCCGTTCTGCCTCGCCTCGTCGTACCGCTTGTATACCTGGTACATCCTGTGCGCCAGGTGGTTCCAGTCGGGGAATGCAGCGGGCGCCGTGTGATAGACCTTCCCGTTGTCAACACCGCCCTGCCGTAGCGTGTCGGTGTTCTTCATACAAAACTTGACGGTGTAGGCGTACTTCTCCGGTACCCAATCCCGCATAGCTGACCATGGCGTATAGATCGCAGGAAGCCCCGTCGCCATCGCCTCATGCAAGGTCAGCCCCCACCCCTCGCCCATCGACGGGAACAGGAACACATGCGAGCTATGGTACAGCTCTATCAACTCATCAAGCGGCAGATCCCGGTTGTCAAAGATCGCGCTCGCCTCAACGAGATTGAGGTTGCGAGTCTCCATGTCAGGCTGAGTAGTCTTTAAGTACAGCTCAACCTTACCCTTGACCTCTGGGTGCTCCTTCAGGAAGATTTGCCACGCCATAACTACGTGCTCGTATCCCTTACGTGGGTTACTCGCACCGAGCCAAAGGAAGCGCATCTTCTGCCCCGGCCGCTCCCGCTTCCGTAGCGTGAACTTCTCAGGCTTCACCCCTTCCCATACGATCTCAATGGGCAGCTTGGTGTGACGCTTGAACAGGTTCCGGTTGTGATTGTTCGGGACCACAATCAGATCTGCCTGATTCAACGGTTTGACCCACTCCTTCGGGATTTCGGCCATCTCATACATCGTGTAGAGAACATTGAACTTGTCAGGTCTCGGCTCAAAAGACGGGGGCGTGATGATATGCACCGCGAGGTCTGAGTCTCCATCCATCTCTACGCCTTCGCCCTCGAGTGCGGCGCGTAGATTCTTCTGGTGCATGGTGTAGCCGTAGCCGTTCCCACGCATCTCGTAGTCAGCGGTCCAACATATCTTCATCGCCCCTCCTTCAAAAGAACGGGGGCGGCGGGGCCCTTCAGACCCCTGCCCCCTCACGGATTAGCTCGCGGTCACAACTCCCACGAAGCTGTTCGGAAGCGGATTGGCGAACGCCACCCGAGTCCAGAACACATACCGCACGTAGTGGTAGGTGCTCAGGCTGTACGGATCTCGGAAGAGCGTCAGGTTGCCCAGCCTCGAACCGATGAGGAACTTGGACAGATCCCCGAACACCGCCATGGCGGTATCCGCACCATTGTCGGGCGCGTACTCCGTTTCCTCAGCCGGATAGCCGAGCACCTTTGCAGCCGCCTGTGCATCCTCGCTCCAGTTCGGCACGAATACGTGCTTGCTGTCCTCGGTCAGATTCTGGATGTAGGTCCACAACGCCGTGCGTCCAGCGAACCACGCGGCATTCTGCCGGCGCGGCTTCTCGAGCTTGCCAATGGCATTCAAGAGATTGGACACAAGGATCGCAGAGAAGTCGTCGCCCTCGTCAAACACCTCACTTCGACCGTAGCCGAGGAAGATGCCGCTTACCGGGTCGCCAGTTCCAGCGAACACAGCCGAATCAATCTTCTGCCCGTAGGCCTCGGTGAACTGATCAAGCAGCAGGGCAGCAATGCCCTCGGCCGAATCCATCTCCAGGTGCATCGCCACATCGGCGTACCCGTCGAGATCCTTCGCCGTCAGCTCGGCAGCTGTGAAGGTCGCGCTCGTCTCGGTAGCCTCAGTCGCCTCTGCCGTGTACTCGAGGGTAACCTTGGCGTTCTCAACCGGGATACGCATGTAGTCGGATGCCATCGGGATAACCGTGGCCCGTCGAAGCGCAACCGAGTTCAGCCGCGCATACGCCATCAGGTCACCCTGCTCCTGCGGATTCAGGACATAGCCGACTTCTGCATTTCAGCGAACGCCTTAAGCAGTCCCTTCGTCTCCGGTGCATCGGCGAGCTTCAGATGCTCAGGCCCGCGCCGTGCGGCGAGGTTAGCAAACTCACGCTGCGCCTTGTTCAGGTTGACACCGTCGTAGTTCTCACCACCCTTAGCCTTGATGTTGTCGCCCTCGCCTTCCTTGATCTGCTTGCGAGCACTGTCCTCGGCCTTCTTCGCCTCGAGGTCTTCGCGCCACTTGCGCAGCTTCTCAAGCTCCTCGTCCTTGGCGACGCGCTCCTGCTCGGCCTTGTATGCCTCGACCGCAGCCTTGCGCTCTGCCTCGATATCAATGGTCTTGTCGTCCATCTTTGTCTCCTTGTTTATTGTCAGAGCATCGCTTGTCTTGTCTTGCACCTCATCGGGCGACTCGGCAGCGTCTTCCGTTTGCTCCCCTTCGGGAGTGCCAGCTTCACCGTACATACCCTTGAGCGCCACAAGATCGAGACCGCTCTTCTCTGCGCTTCGAATCACATTCGCCATCGGGTTAGCCGGGATACTCACCGCGCTAACCTCGAGCAGTTCCCACTCTGTCCAAGTGAACTGCCCGCCCTTGCTCTCACTCTTCCCCGGGATGAACCCGATGGAAAAGCTATTCATGAATCCATTGTCATACAGGGCCTTTACTTCCTGACCCATCGCAGTAGGCGCCCACTCAACGTCAAGCTCTATGCGGTCATCCAGCACCCGGCCCCCGGTCGCCTTACCGATAGGGTTCTCATTGTGCCGGTGCTGCCACAGAATGACGGGATTCGTCTCCATGAACGCCTTGAAGTTCTTCACCCCACTCGGGTCCACTACCTCGCCGTCTCGGTCCACGTCATTGGTGGTCGCGATGATCCTGGTGGCCCTCGAGTCATAGGACGCCTTCAGATATTGATTACTCATACGAACCTCTCTGCCTCAGCTTCGCCCTCGTAGTAGGGCATCAATGCACACCGACAGTTGACTACTTCCGAAGCCGCCGCGCCAGGTGCGAGCGGGTAGTCTATCGGACCGTCCTCATACTCATAGGCATAGTCAAATGCAACTACACCTTGCCCTGCAAAATGGACGTGACTATCTCGCGCATCACCGGCTGCGATCCATCGCTTAGCTACCGGCCCGGTCTCCACCATCCCACGGTATCTACCCTCACTGTGAGCCGCGTGAACCTCGGTACGCGCTATTGCACCCGCCCGGCTCTGAAGGTTGTCAATCGCATGACCTACCTGTTCTACCAGCCGCGCCTCGAGATCCCTTTGCGGGAGCCCTTCGGCTATCGCCTCGCGTACCAGCCTACGGACCTCGTCACGCGCATGCTCGGTGATCTGCTTGATCATCCCGGCACGATTGGCTACGAGGTTGATCACCTCTTCCGGTGGGTTCACGAGGGAGACATCCTGCCCTGTAACCTGCTTCCACCCAATCACCCCGCTCTCAGTGAGAAAGCCCATGATGATATCGGCGAGCTTCTTGAAACTGATAGCGTTGTCAATGGCGTCGTCGTCGAGTTTCTTCGTCTCGATCTCTGAGAGCCCCTTCGCCTCGCGCTCGAGTACCTTCTTGACATCGAAGAAGTACCGCTTGAGCTTGCGGTTGAGACCGGATACCAGCCTGTCCACCGGGTCGTTGATGTCCTTGATGAGGATCTGATCAATAGCCCTATGTACCTCGGCCCGCTCGACCGCGCCCTCTCTGACCTCAGGTCCGACTACCATCTCTTTCTTGGCCTCAGGCTCGTGGTCAAACATCATCGGCGCCGCCGCCGGCTTCGGGTCATCCCCACCAGGTATCGGCTCAAAGCCGAGCTCCAGCCGGTCGTTGATCATGTTCAGCGGGATGCCCATGTTCCACAGCTTCTCAGCCGCCTCAACGGTCTCGTTGTAGTTCGTCTGGAGCGCGTCTATCTCGCTCGTGTCAAAGTGCAGCTCAATGTTGTACTTCGCGAGGTACTGGTTGTTCACCACCCGCTCTATGTTGTAGAGGTAGGGGATGATGACATCGGTCCAGAAGTACTTCCGCGCTTCCTTCGCCGATGCGTACTTACTCTCCTTCTCGAAGCCGATGATTGCAGGATCTACCCCGAACACCGCGCAGATATCGTGGAGCGTCAGGTTGAACTGCTCAACGAACTGAGCATCACGCTGAGAGAGCCCGGTCTGCTGTACGTCCATGCCCTCGAGCAGCAGCCACGAGTGGGCGTTGTTGCTACCCTTGCGGCTCTCTATCAGGTCATGCCGTAGTCGCTGCCGCTGAGCCTCTGTAAGCCCGATGTCGTCTTGCGTCCTGAAGTACCCGCCCGGCGTGGCGTCGTTGTCGAAGAACCGCTTATTGAAGTTCCTCGCGCTCCACTCGGTCTGATTGGAGAGCCTGACCGCCTCGAGCTTGGACAGCCCCCGCAGGTCGTCCCACGGGTTCACGTGCCTGTCAAAAAGCACCTCTTCTGCATCCCGAAGGCGCTTGTTGTCTATCACCCACCCAGTAAACTCTCCGCGCTCGAAGTGAGGCTTGTAGTCGCCCCGGCCCCGGTTGTCGATGCTATTGGGCACCCCACCGGTCTCGTCTCTGCTCTTCTCCGCGAGAAACTCGCCTGTCAGTTCCTTGCTGATTACCCATGCTTGGAGCCACTGCTCCCACGTCCACCCGAAGCGCGGGCTCATCAGCCGCTCTACTGCCGGATGCCGGATCTCGGTGTCGGTCCCGGCCCGGTAGAACTTCTCCGGTACACTCGAGACTCGCTGAGCAATGGCATTCACCACCGCGTACACAATCGGCAACTGCCGGTACTCGTTGATAAGGGAGTCCTGCGCCCCGTCCAACAGGTACCGGGCCACACTCGCCTTATCCTTGAGGTCGAAGTATCTGTCAGATATCCCCTTGCGCGGGGCGCTTACGAGAAAGTCTTTGATTCTCACAGTAGGGTTATCCTCGGTGTCACGCCACCATCCAATTGCATTACCATGTACCGCAGCGCGTCCATAGCATGATCATTCTCCTTGACCGGCTCCTCTTTGGTCGCGCTCTCTTTCCATCGATACATGCCTATTTCCTTTAGCAGATTCACGCACCGCTCATGGATGTACAGCCGGGGCCGCCCGTCCTGCTGCACGATCATCCTCGCCTTGACCTTCTGGATTCCCGCGAGTACGTCCTTGCGTGCTCTCGTGGTAGCGATGTCAAGCTGCCTTAGTTCTGCGTTGTCCTGGGCGTCGTGGTCTGCTACCGTCCACTCCACCGGCCCCCGCGCCTTGATCTGCTCGGCGTGGTGCGCGATAAGCCCCCGCCTCTGGTAGTGCTCATCGTAGATGTACAGCCGTCCATCCTCGTCAATGGCGCCCCACAACGCAACGAACGGATTCGTATAACCGAAGTCGATAGCCCGTACTCTCTGGTAGCTATCCGGTAGCTCACCATCGACCACATGAACCCCTCTACGAAACTCGCTGTATACAAGTCCCTCGAAAGCCACGAACTGCCCATGTAGCTCCTGCTGCGCGAACTCCCCGGAGTAGCTGGATTCGAGGTCGGCAAGGTACTCACCGGGCAAGTACGTGTTGTCGACCGTGCTCGAGTTGATCAGCTCATATTGCGGGTCTTCTGCCGTCCACCGCTCGTGTACCCAATTGAAGCCAGACGGGGTACCAGTCACCCACGCCGAGGGCTTGCCTACTCGCAGCCTCGTCTATCCACGCCCATGTGAGGTTCGGCCCCCTGAGCCGGTCCGGGTTATCCCCGGTCCTGAATAGGATGCGGTGCCCGAATAGCCGGGCCTCGTTCTCGACTTTGTTGAAGCTGAAATCAAGGCCGCCCTCACGCAAAAGCCCGAACAGGGTATGCTGTGTTGCATCCCTGAGCATCGGGTAGGTTGGTGCGATGATTACACCGTCACCGTCCTGCGCCCTGAGGATAGCCTTGATTGCACCTATTGTGGTTTTGCCCGAACCGATCCCAGCTATGAACGCTGGGTACTTCGCCTTCGACGCGAGAAACCGCGCCTGTGCCGGTAGTGGTCGAAACTCAATTCCCATCCGGCATGATGATTCGGATGAAACCAGCCTCCGCGCTGTGCTCCACCTGCTGCCTGTCGCTCCACCCCAGTTGCTTCAAGCTGAATACCGCCATCGTGGTATTGACCTCGCCGTCAAGGGCTTTGCGCTCAAGGGCGGCTTCCTTCTTGTCTATGAGCACCTTTATAGGTTCCGAAAACTCCTCAAAGTCGTATACGTGGGTACTCGGCACGCCCACCGACACGCACCATTCCTTAAGGATCGGGATCTCCGTGTTAGCGGTATACTCATGTATTGAAGTCAACAGCTCTGCTATAAGCTCGTCCGTGTACTTCTTTGGTCTGCCGCCTGCCATATTATCCCCAATGCTCTTGTCGCTCGAATATCTCGTCAAAGGTTGCTTCAAGGCTGAGTCCCTTGTTGTGCCATAGCCGGAACTTATCACGTTTAGTAAGTTGCGACATCGGTATTGATCGGCCGCTAACGCCTTGCCGCATACCCCTTTGCGCTATCACCTCACACTGAGCTATAAGGTAATCGCGTAGATCGGATGCGCTCGCTATGAAATGATTGGCTATCCGGCCCCGGCTATCCTCATTCCGAAAGATGCTGCGGAGTGATGCATCCTGCCATTGTCGGGCATTGCACGCCTTGCAAACCGTGCACGCGGCAGGATTTCCAGAACAGGCTCGCCCCTTCCGGGCATTTTCTGGCTGGGCAACCCGTTGCGACAGTCAGACTATATCCGCAGGAACGACTGTGCCATGCGCGGAAGCAGCCGGTTGAAGCGCAGCGGCGCGTCGGTTGCGGCAAGACAGATGCAATCCGCCCCGGCTTCGGCAATCGGCGTGTGGTCCAGTTCTTCCGTCGCTATTTCGACATCGCCCGGTCCGAAACGGTCTGCCGAATCGCGGAAGGCACCTTGCAGAACCAGCGTCAGTTCCATGCCGCGATGCCCATGGTCGGGAACCGCCTGACCGGCGGG